GGCTAAATTAAATTGTTGTAAACATAAATAACCGAAAGCATCGAAAGCATGGTCAACACCAAGATTTTTATTCGGTAGACCTGTGTTGGGGGCATAGGTTAGCGTCCTTAATGACTTAATTAATTCCTTGCATCTTGGATGAATAAATGTTCTTCTAACATTATTTGCATCAAATAATGCTGTATTAACTGCTGTAATTTTATCTCGAATTTTCCACGGGGCTTTTGGCGCAGATACATTAAATCCACTCCTCCTCAATATGCTGTGATCTGTCGCTCCAACACCAGCAGTCTTCCTTGCTCCTCCAGTAGGGTCAGGACAGGCTATAACCCTTCTGTCTATTCCGTAACGACGTGTAACCTCTTCAGCAAAATCCCATGTTGTAGCCCCTCCTGTCATAATTATTTCATCGAAAACATATAAAGTATCGTCTTTCTTTACCGCACATATCCCTGACATTGGATCTACGTTAAAGTCAACCCCTAAAAGTAATGGTGCAATACTTATGTCTTCTGCAATCGTTGATATATTGTCATCGCCAAAACTAATTGCAACTAATCCAGTTAAATTTTCAAAACTTGCTTCAAATTCTTGCCTAAATGTACGCTCATCTAATTGTGCTCTGGCTGCTTCAACCTCTTCTTTTGGTACGTTTCCCCCCTCAATTGTCGTATAACACCACCTTTTCCACTCTTCCGTAGGATCTTCTTTGCAATAACACCATAAATCATAAAACCAACTAGCCGTACCATCAGGCGTTGAAATGAATAACGCCCAACCTTGTTTATCAGCTAACGCAGGTCTTATAACTTCAAACCATACTTCAGCTCCCATAAATGCAGCTTCATCTAAAACAACACCTGATAAACTTCGGCCCCTCAATGCCATTGCGTTCTCTGTTCCCTTTAACTCAATACTTGATCCATTAACAAGATCTAGTCTCAAATCTGTCTCATTCTTACTTTGTATCCATACTTTCGGTACTAACTTCTTTAATGCTTTCCATGCAATATCTTTTGCCATTCGATATGTCGGAGCACAATAAAAAAATGTTTCTCCTGGCTTGCTAATCGCTCCACGAAGAAGTTCGATGCAGCTTAAATATGATTTACCAAATCTTCGACCTGCTACTAATACTCGAAAGCGTTTTTCACTATTAAATACTTCGCCCTGTGCCCATCTTAAATTTATTTCTGGTGCGGTTTTTACAGCCATAAGTTATTAGTTTTAAAGGTTTTTGATAGATACCCCCCTATTTTTACTCCAAAACGCTTGTAAAAGGTTATTATTCTATCAATACCGTTATTTTGAGTTGCGTCCGTGACCGATTCATGTTTCAACAACTTTGATGCTGCACCCGTACCAGAAAAGAAAGAGGCTAGGCGAACTGTAGGAAATAAAAATCCTAGAGTGTTGGTAGAAGCTAGACAGCAACGACTTTATAAAAGGCAGTTGGAAGGTTTACCAGCTAGGCAACTTGTCATAGATCATGCAAGTAAAGAAGGTGTTTCAGTTGCAACAGGCTGGAGCGATTGGAAACAAGTTAATGCTTGGAATGAAGAGGATTGGCAAAAAGATAGAGAAAATATGTTATCTCGTCTTCAAGCAGCAAGACTTCGACTTTATGAAAAAGCTATACGCAAGGGGCAATTACAAACTGCTGCTCAAGTACTCGATTCTATAGGTAGGGTTATAGGGGAAAGTGTAGAACACGTCAGTATTCAGGCTCCTGAACTTTCTATAAAAGTCGAATCTAAACAAGACTTACCATAATCACGTAGAACTTAGTTTCGGATATATATTTAGGTTCAGTAGGACGCGTTCAGGTACGTCTACTTTTCGGAGCCGTCCCCCTTAATACGTCTACCTATTGGAGTAGTTGTTATCATAATCGGCTAACGTCTAAAATTAATTGTCGTCCTAAAGTAATCAGGTAGAAAAAATATTTTTTAAATTCAAATTTCAGATAAAAATATTTTAGAAATTAAATTGTTAAGATGATTGTTATTTGTACCATAATCATATAGAATACAATCAATGGGAGAGCATTAAAAACTTTTTCATTTAAGAACCTAGAAAACCAGTTAGAGCAAATCACCACATTCTTAATCGAATCTGTGGCGAAATCTTAAGGCAGTTGCTCCTGATGCAGCTTTCACAAGTTGCAGAAGTGCTAAAGCTAAAAGAATAAAAACCAGCTCTACAAATATTTTCCATTCTTAATTTCTCATTCATTCATTCTCATTATGAACATCAGAAAAAAGGAACAGACAATCTACGAAAGCAAAGCGGGAGACTATCTCCATAGTTCCGAAACTTTTATTTTTGAGATAATCGAAGATACAAGCGGGAGCTGCAAAGAGCGAATGGTTAAGCTAACCAACAGAACAGAGGAAAAAGACGTTGTTCTATTAATTAGAATCGACACTTTTTCCGAAGCTGTTGCGGCTTTCCGTTCCTTAGCTGCTAATCGTTTTGACCACACAAATGGTTACAGCGAAGGCGAAGAGATAAAGAAGCTTTCAAAAGCTTTTGAACCTGTCACACCTTGGGAGGAATAAATGCTTTTACAGAATCCGTACCAAAGGAAAACCGTTCTTCATCTGGAGGACGGTTCAACCGTTGAGATTTCAGAATTTCAGCTTCGGACTTTGTTGGTTATGCTTTACAGCAAAAGCAACATAAAAAGAAAAGCGGTTACTTGGTTCAACTCTTATTTCGGAGTTAGGAAAACTTTTAAGTTTTGGCAAAAGACGTTTCAACACGTTAAAGATCATTTTGATCACGAGCGAACACTTAAAAATAAAAAAGGCGTTCAGCTTTAAAAAATAAAACCCTAGTTAGTCGCTAGGGTTCCATTTCTTTTTTTCTTATTATGAGTCAAATGATTAAACAACTAGGGAGCAATCGTACATTGTTAGATCTTGGAAACGTCCAGATTTTATATAGTTACGAAACTCCAGTTTTGGCAAGGTTAGAAGATGGTAGTTTTTTACGATCCAAAAACTATTACAAAAATGGCACGACCAGGACGACAGAAAAACACATAACTCAAACGCTTAATTTTTTCTGTATCGAATATGGTCTTCAAATTGAAAATTTAAACAAGCCCGCAGAGTTAGTAGACCAACAAGAAATTGAAGATCTAATACCTTTGAGGATTTGATTAATTAAAAAAGTACGTTAAAATTAAAAGTTCAGAATTTTTCTGAACTTTTTTTTTTTTTTTTTTTTTTTTTTTTTTTTTTTTTTTTTTTCTTTTCTTAGCAATTTTCGTAGCGAGTGAGCATAAGGCGTTGATAAAGAAATTTATTTTTTTTCTTTAATTCATCGTTGAGGATAAGATCCCAATCATCCTGATGAATGGCTTTTAGGCTATTGAATGGTTTTAGGCGTTCAGGATTATTAGTCATGAATGATTTTTTTTGAAGTTCTAATTTTAGAGCTTCGACTCCATGCTGATGAATGAAATTTTTAAGTTGTGACACTTTACTTGTTATTTTGTCATTAAGAGACTATCATAGAATTATCAACTTATGAATCTGATTTATGAAACTTCTAACAGAGTCACTTAAGAAAAAAATTCCACCTTTATATGCTCAGGATGGAAAAGGTGACAATGCTACTGTCTACGCCAAATTTTTCTGTCCTTGGAATAGCTGGACTTGGTACGTTACAGAATACGATCCAAAAACTAATGAATGTTTTGGATATGTTGACGGTGATTTTCCAGAATTAGGTTATTTCTCTGTGGATGAATTGGAATCTGTGAAACATCCTCAATTAATGCTAGGGATTGAAAGAGAAATTCACTTTGAGCCAATCAAGCTCAGAGATATTGAGGGAGTCAAATAATGACTCCATTAAAAACTATCATTCTTGACGCTATCAAGAAAGAAGATTCTTATAACCCTAATTGGACTGAAATTCAGTCCTTTAGGTGGTTATTGGAGACTGCTTTACGTTCCAAAAGCTATGACTATGAAAAATATGGAGCGATATATGCTTTGAAAGAATTTTTTATGGGTATTGGTATTCATATTCCAATCTGGACTGAAGAAATAAAAAGTTTAGGGTATGACGAAACAACATATTGGGAAAATTTAGCTTTAACCGTACTAAATGAGGTTGATTGATTATGTACTTTGATCGTTTTGACATTTACGAGGCTTATCACCTTTGGTTTACTCAATTCTATTCAGGTTTTGATTCTAACTACATAAGAAGATGTCGTATGGAAGAGAAATTTAAGTTTCGTCCTAGCTTATGCCATAGCTATGAAAATCTTTCAGAAAATGGGCAATATATATTCGATCAGTTAGAAGAAAATCAATATATATCAAGGAGTTATGAATAATGAATTTCAATGTTTCTATTAACTGCGATAATGCAGCTTTTGACGATGATCTTACAGGTATAGAAATTTGTAGGATCTTACAATCAATAGAAGATAAATTACAGGATATAGGTTATATCGAACCACAAGAAAATAT